GTTCAGACATGGGCATCCCAGTAGGCATCGGTGAGACGGTGCTCATGCAGCGTCCACGATTGGGCGTCTGGGAACTCGGTGTCACAGGCAGGCCAAGAAGGGCCCACCCCAGGAACAGACACCTCGAACCTCAACTGCTCCTCCGGTGACCAACCGAAGGCCCTCTCGAAGGACAACCGACACTCGATGTCCACTGGGAGACACGCCTCCTCCCCTGCCAACCACGCGCCAACCACGAAGTACTCGCGAAACTCGTCGACGGGTAACTTCTTCAAGGTCGTCGTAGTCCTGAGGATCTGGAGGGCCCAAGCCTGCAAAACAGGCAGACCCCTGGCCAAGCTCAGCTCGCACCGCGCCACACCGTTCAGCCACCGACGACCGAACGACGGCTCCCTAAGGTGCCGGTGGCTAGCAAGAGCCGTAGACAAGACCGCCTCGGGCTCCCTGACCATGGTCCAACCCAAACCACGACCAAGAAACACCGGGGCAGAGCGCCCAAAACGGACACCCTCCAGATACGCCACTGGCTTTTCTAGCGTCAGCTCATGCCCAGACTGGGCCAGCACCAACTCACTGAAGCTGTCGACAACCCGCTCGACGTCACCCTGCTCAAGGAAGACCAAAGCATTGTCACCGTCCACTAGGCAGTCAAACTTGACCCCGTAGGTTCCTAGGGACCCAACAATCGCCGCGAGCATGATAAGGGTGTTACCCATGCCCGTGTTAAAGTCTCCGCTTGCGCGGCCGCCGAGACGGGAAAACTTCAGACCCGTTGGTGTCACGCCACGGAAAACCTGGCGTGAAAGCACATCCCGCAAGGCCCCACGGCCCCCGTAGGCCGCAAGGTACACAGAGTGCTCCAGCGAAATCTGGACAGAGGAGACGTGGGCTTCGAAAGCCTTGGCGTCAGCCTCAAAGACAACGCACCGCTTGAAGTTGTTGAACTTGCGTACTATCAAGTTGGCGCGCTGGCGGGGGGAAAGGCCCTTGGCCACAACCCTGGTATTCGAACCCCCGAAGAGCCGAGCAGCTGTGAGATAGCCCCACAGCCAGTGTTCGAACGGCTTCAACCAAGAGGCCAGGACCAAGTTATACCTAGGAGACCTGGGAAAGAT